CCCCGCTCGTCCCCCTTCGGCGATAACCTACATGACACACATGATCCCGTAGGATCTCATGTGCTATAGTAGTTTAAAGCCTCTATGGTAATGTCTCAAGCATGACTTAAATGTCACGCGCGAGGCTATACCTAGGGTATGCGAGGTACTGGGGTGCTGCATTGTGCAAGACTGCACGTATGTACTGACGATGATAACCCAGCATTCTGCTGGATCTGGTTCGGTGCTATAATGTCTAACACCATGAGATACAGAAACCAAGCCCACACCGTCTCCTTTACAGGAAACTGGCGGCCCTATGACCTCCTTTTAGGAAGTTATGGGGCTAATAACGCGTTTAGCGCTAATCTGGTTGATCTCGAGTCCCATATTTGGGATGATCCGACGGGCGGACGCAGGATTACAAAATCTTGCACCCACCTATCGTATGTGGTGGACCAGATGTTGGGACCTATAACGGTCTTCGATTCTGGCGATACTAGTAACAGTCCAAATGCTCGAACTAGGTATGAAAATACCCCGTTCGCGTTCGGCTACGTTAACCTCCGGAGGCCTTCGTCTAATATAGCGAATGCCAATGGATACATTAGCGTGACTGCGCAGAGCAGTGATGATATAGGTAATGCTATTTTTCAAGCATATAACCGGTTCATCACGGGCGTTACGGCGTTGGATGCCTCAGTATCAATAGCAGAAGCGGGGGAAACCCCGAGACTGTTTGAGATGTGGCAGCGCCGCAGAGCGGTTCCTTCTAACCTTGTGAGTGGCTTTCTTGGCTACTCCTTCGGTTGGAAACCCCTGATCAGTGACCTTCGGGCCATTGCTAAGGAGCTCCGTTCGTTTCCGCAGACTGTGCGGAAGAGGTTAAAATCAATCGGCGATGGGGAAGTGGTTCGACATTATAAATTCGAACTTAACGATACCATCGACGACCTTAACGGGTTCAACATAAACGTTGTCAACGGACCTTTGTCCTGGCAAACGTATAGGTCTGAATACGATACAGTCAGTAAGAGTCGGGTCGTCGGTGTGACGATCCGTGCTAAGGTTAAACCTAAACTCGGGCCTGAAGGTCAAGCTATCCTAAATAAATTAGGAGCTCTTGGCCTCATCCCGTCCTTAGCTACAGTCTGGGCGGTCACGAGACTTAGTTTCGTGGTCGACTGGTTCTACAACATCGGTGGCGCAATAGAAAACCTTCAAGGTTGTCTAACACACGACATTTCTAATGTTAGTGTGTGCGTCACAGACTCTAGGCGGAGAAATATCCGTACTAGACACTCAGATACTAGTGGCCCTGATGGCCAAGTAATTGGAGTTGAAGAGCAGAAGGCGTTCTTTCGCTACCCAGCGACAGTTCCTCTTATGCCGGCTCTGAGGTATCCGAGACGTTCAATGCCGTATGTCCTACTCGGACTTTTGGCATTGGTACAAACTAAGAAGGGCAAGTTATTGCTCTCCTTCCTCGATAACAGCCGTATATCTAAGCACGTTAGTGCGAAGGTACGAGCCGGAATTGAAAAGCTAGCCCCTTCAAAAAGGGCGAACCTTGTCAAAGCCTACCAGAATGTAATCCCAGGCTTTAAGCCTTAGATTATACTATGATAAAGCCGAGGTCGTATATGTTCACGTCCATATTCCTGACGTGTCGTAGTTGGCCGATTGCCAACAACCTAACCCTGAAGCTTGGTTTAATGCTTCAATAACAACATGGATCAAACCATCACCCTCAATAGCAAGGTGTTCAACGTAGTTGAACGCCCTTCTGGTACGTCCGCAATCATGCGTACGCTTTCCAGAGGTGCTAACCTCCCCGACTGGCTCCGAATCGCTCACCAAGTGGTGAAGAGCAAGTTGTTCCCGACGAAGACTATCCAACGTACGGTTTACTCGTTCGGGCGTACATATACGCCTGATTCGGGAGCTACCTACGACACTGGGTATGTCAAAGTACAGTTCGAACTGCCATCAGACATGGACGCCACTAATCGTGACGCTATGATTGCTGACATGACGGACTGGCTGGCCTCAGCGATTACCCTCCGCGCGGCAAATGTCGCAGCGGCTGTTAATCGCGAGACTCCTTAAGTTGATCACTTAAGGGATAAATAACATACGATCATAACAAACAACCTCGCATCCTAACGGATGCGTTAACAAAGTATATACAATGAAAACGCTCAACGATAGGATGATTGACTGCATACACTATTCGCTCCCCTCTGGGGACTTCGCGATATTGCATGCCGTTCACCGTAAATCCCTGTACAAACGCTACTATAAGGCTAATCGCCCCATAGAAGTTTATGTACATACATACCACTGTGAAGTGGAGTGTTGGGATCGGAGAACAGGCGCCTGCCATTTACATAAGCTCGACCTCGCCTATCGGCGAGAGGGCTATGTTAGTGGTGGCGAATGGGTTTGTTACAAACACGAGTTGGCCTTAAGACAGCCAACTACGAAGTCGAGGTACCGTGAGACCGGCTTGCATGAGAATGCAAGTTTATCTCTTGGTAAGGTTAGCAGCGATAACCAGCATGTTGTGGTTGTCGACTGTCTAGGTGATCATCCTGTAAAGGAGATGTTGTTATGTTAAACATACAGACAATGTTAGATCGCCTGCAATGTGACCTGCGTAGCATATATGGACTCGGTCCACAACTACTCAGTTCTAGGGTGCATCTATATGAGGCACTATGGAAGGAACTATTGGTTCTTATCGAAAACATCGGCGACTTAAACGTTGTTGATGTACAGATAATCGATGCGACCGAAGCAGAAATGCTAAGGGGACATCTACAAGAAAAACGTATTGACGTTATCCTTGTCTGGGCTGCACGGAACGCAGAGGCATGTCGCCTCGGTTATTACGTTCGCTGCCCGAGAGAACTAGTAGATCTGTTGTACGCGTTTTTGGGTACCGGTAATCCGGCATTCTTACGCGCGTTACGGCAGATTTGTCTGCTCACGTATAAGTCTAGGTCCAATGAAATCACTAAAGAACAAACGGATATGGCTACTTCTGGTTTCCTTGCTCGTAATGAGCAGTGTCACCAGTTGTCAGAGTCTCACTACAGATATAGATCTGAAAGTGAGGACTGGTCCGGCCAAACCTTAAGAATAGCTCGCCTCTTATGGAGGATGGTGACATCGCGCTGGGATTATAGGAACATTCAACCGTTCCATGGTCCCGGTGCAGTCGCTGACTCCAAAGCGGGCATCTTCAAATGGAAGCAGATCGATATGGCATGCAGTCGTCTTACTGACAAACTGTATCCCATTAGCGAGTACTTCTGTCCGTCTCCGGGAGAGTTTGATTACTCCCGAGCTCGCTGGACTGATTTAGTGTCCAAGCTAGCTGTTGTTCCGAAAGATAAGCGCGGTCCCCGTATCATTTGCACACAGCCTTCATCGGCTATGTGGATACAGCAGGGCCAAAGGCGCTCCTTCGAAGCAACGATCCAACGCAGTCGTCTATTAAACGTGTCGCGGTTTCGCGATCGTAGCTCGTCGATCAAATTCGACAACCAAGAGCAGAACGGTATTCTAGCTCTCTTATCCTCACGGACAAGAGAGTTTGCGACTATCGATCTAAAAGACGCTAGTGACCTGGTCTCGTGGGGGCTAGTTAGGTATCTCTCTAATAAAGAGGTATCGCTAGCCCTTGCTTGTTCACGGGCAACGCACGTCCGGTTACCGTCAAAGGAACTCGTAAAGTTGCACATGTTCGCCCCTATGGGGTCGGCCATGTGCTTCCCAGTCGAGTCCTTGGTATTCTGGGTGATAGCCACTGCGGCTATGCACGTGCGGCGTGGAGTGAAGTACGAAACATTGTGCCGATCGCCAGAGGCCTTTAAGGCCTTGACGCGTAAGGAATCTCAATGTTTCGTATTTGGCGATGACGTGCTTGTACCCCGTGAGGAGTGCAAGTTCGTCTGTGAGCGCTTCGAAGAGATCGGCTTTAAACCGAACTATCAGAAGACGTTTGCAGAGGGATTCTATAGAGAATCCTGTGGTGTTGATGCCTATAGAGGCGGGCGACTTGACATCGCCCGCCTCCAGGTAAGCACCATCGCCAGCATGCCGGATGCCTATGCGACTATTGATCTTGCTAGAAGAGCAAGACGCATGGGCATGTTAGAGCTCTCGAATTATCTTGAGTGCCATGTCGAATCCTATTTAGGGTTCGGCATCCCCGCGGGTAACCGCGAGGGGGCACTGTGGGAGAGAGAGTTCCCGTGCGATCGTTGGGGGTCACATCAGGCCCTCGAATGGAACATGCAGCACAACAGAAAGATCAGATATAATTATGATCTGCAATGTTGGGAAGCGTGGTCGATTATTGCACGCCCGCACCTTACAAAGGTGCCCCAAGACGGTAGATACCGTCTGTTCCGTGGTTTGACCACGGGGGTTAGTGAGCATGCTGTGGACTGGTTGTCACCGGACAACACGCAGTATTATCCGGGGTGGGTCGCGGCGTTTTAGACACGCGACTGACCGAAGATCACTTAATTGTGATTTGTTTCTAGTTAGAAACCTTCAGAAACCCATGCG